GAACTCAGTGTAATCTTTCAGGTTAGGAATATACTGAAAGAGTTTACTTAGTGCTCTGGACTTACCGCCTGGGTAGCGTAAAGGTGTTTTCAGGGACTTTAAAGTTTGGGGCATTGTATTTAAGGTATTCAAAAAATGTCATTTTAAGTTCCTTTTGTGTCATACCACAATGGGCAGCTGCAGCAGGAAGATTCATATTAGCATAAAACAATGCTTCATGTGCTTCGTTTACATTTTGAGGTGTGGTTTTGACTCTTGATGTAACTCCACTGTCTTTCAGGTTCTTTTTCCAATCTTTCATACATTTCTTCCATCATAATAATTTTAGGTTCTTTCTCAAGAAATTTGAGCAGTGTCATTTAAACTCACAACTCATCATGATCTCTGTTAGACATGCCAACAGGTTGATCTCTTGATCGGGAACAATAGTAATGTCTTTCATATACTTGGCAATGATAAGAACAGCTTCGGGAATAGAAGCAGGTTTCAATACGCCATACAAACTGTCATAGATCTTACGCATCACCATACTAGGATCGTTATCCAGATGCTGAACTACCCAGTTCTTTACAGTAGTAAAGTCTTTCTTCTTCAGAGATGTAAGTAGAGAGTCCAGATTAACATCTGCAACATCAACCAAGATAGCAGAAGTAATACTCCCTGTGGCAGCATAACGCTGACACTCGTTAATAAGACGACGCCAATCAGGATAATACCTCTTGACAAGTTTCGCGATAACTTTATCTTCATACTCAACATTCTCATTTGTCAGAATAGTTTTGAGACGAGTAAAGAATTCTCCCTGAAGTTGAGTAGACTGCTCAGGTTTAATTCTAAAATCAACGACTGTACAACGTGAATGCAACGGTTCAATAATTTTATTGATGAAATTGCAGGTGAAGATGAAACGGCAATTGCCATGGAACTCCTCCACAGCAGTCCTCAGAGACAGTTGAACATCGTTGGTGGTGTTGTCTGCCTCATCGATGATGACCACCTTGTGGGATGCTCCAGACGTGAGAGAGACAGTCGTGGCAAACTGCCTCACACGGTTCCTCACGGTGTCTAAGAAGCGTCCTTCATCAGATCCATTGATCACGATGTAAGAGGCACCAATCTCCTCACACAGCGCCTTAGCAACAGTGGTCTTGCCAACACCTGCTGTGCCAGTCAAGAGCAGGTTAGGTAGTTCGCCCTGGTTGACGAAACCCTGAAACACTTCTTTAGTGCTAGCAGGAAGGATACAATCTTCAACAATGCTTGGTCTATAAATTTCGGTCCAGAGAAATGGTTTTTTCTTGACATCATTCATTTTATAAATATTTAAAGGGACGGTAGTTTTCAATCATGATTATATACAAAATAACCAATAAAGTAAATTGCGATTTTTACATAGGAAAAACTTCCAAATCAAAAGAGAAACGGATAAAAAGACATTTTTATAATTCTTCTTACGGAAATGAAACTCATCTTTATAATGCGATGAGAAAATATGGTTGTGATAATTTTATCATAGAAGAAATAGAAACAAAAATACCAGAAGAAAAATTAGATGAAAGAGAAATGTTTTGGATAAACAAATTGAACCCCAAATATAACATGACTTCTGGAGGGGAAGGAGGGAATACTTTTTTATCTCCAAATTTTATAAAGTCTATGAAAGAATACCACAGCAAAAAACCCAAAGAAGAATATGCCACATATGGAATGAAAGGTAAAAATCAGACAGAAGAAGCAAAGAAAAAAGTTAGTAAAGCAAACTCATACCCAGTCGTATGCGAAGGAAAAGAATTTCCATCAATCAAAGCAGCAGAAGAATATTACAAAAATTTAGGAACACCAAAATCAGTAAGAAAAAGAATTGATAGTTCAAAACATAGCGACTGGTATAGAATTAGAGAAAAGAGAATTTGCTCATTCTAATGGTCTAGTAAATGATTTAGATACGATGTCCTTGGCACTGAACATCATTTGCATATACTCCACACCCTTCTTGGGTTTGGTATGCTCACCACAGGTAAAGATATCGCAAACTGCCATACCTTTCTCTGGCCATGTGTGAATACTAATATGACTCTCTGCCAGCATCGCCACACAAGTTACACCGTGTGGGTCAAACTTATGTGAGTTAATGGATAGCAGAGTTGACTTACACTTTTTAGATGTAGTGTAAACAATATCTCGGATGAACTCCTCGTCATTTAGAAGATCAACATTACACCCCTTCAGTGTAAAGAGAATATGCTTCACGCTGGTTCAAGGGCAATGTAGTATGTCAGATCAGTGTTTACGTTAGTCCACTCAGAAATGAGATGCTGAGAGACTTTGACAGTGTAATCGCCAGGGAGAAGACGAATGTTTTCAATCTTAAGATCAAGAGTATGGGTGCCAGTAGTAGAACCTGCCACGGTGATATCGTAAGTATTACTGGTATCATTCTCTTTGTCACGAAGAATAAGTTTAATCTCATCATGACCTTCAATTGATTGGAAGGTAAGATCAGGCAGACTGTAGACAGCAGATGCTTTCTGCAAAGCAATTAGATCTTCACCAGTCAGATTAAACTGAAGATCTGAACCAGGAAAGTTTACATTTTTCTCTGGCGCAGACTTAAGCGTAATCTCTGGATCAGAAAAGAAATACTTAGCAGACTGACGACCGCCACGAATGCTGACAAAATTTTCGTTGTCAAACTCAAGATGAGGATCACTAAACAAAGAGATCCCAGAAAGGAACTGACTAAGATCATAGATAGCGAAGTCAACCGGAAACACTTCCTCGCCAGTAAACTTTGCGAGGATGTTCTCTGCATTAGAGATAGTTCTAACCGTGGATCCTTTACGGAAGACAATAGAGGAATTGATAGTGCTAAAGTTTTTGAGAACATCTAGGGTTTTTCTAGAAAGAATAACTTTACTCATTGAGGATAGGTTTCGCGGTTGGAAGATTTGTCAGAGAAGTGAAGCAACAGTAATGCGTAGTGAAGGATCTTAATGATATCACGACGAGCAGTGCCCTTACGATCGTAGCGTGAAGCATACTTCAGGATGTTGCTACGACAGAATGCCTCAGCGTCTCCACATGCTTCAATTAGATCTAACGTTTGAATGCTGTCGTTTCCAGCAGAGTAGTGTTGTCCATATGTTCCAGCAATGTAATCACTCAGCTCTTTTAACAGAGCATCTTCATTGTATTTTTTCGCCATTCAGTTATCCCAGATTAAGCGTAGACTACTATGGTAGCATTCTTGGACGTTGCCGTCAAGGTCTTTGACAAACAACTTTAAACCATCGCCACCCATAATTTTGACAGTCTTGCCAGTGTCAAGCATAGCAAGACGATTCACATATCCGTGAAATTTTTCAGAACGGGACATCAGCATTTTCTTCCTCCTCAGTTTGAACGTCAGCATCAATCTTATCATACAATTCAATGAAAGACTGCTTAGTCTCATCATCAAAACGATTCACACAGACTTTGATCGCCTTCATACGATCACCCCAGATAGCATAAGCTCGCATGATATGGACCAGGCGACGGGTAGAAATAACCTCGTCAATACCACCATCAGCAAATGTCTTACGAATAATGTCTGCCCAGTTAGCAAGATTCTTACAGAAGTCTTCGTCATGCTTACCTACAGATGCAGCAATACGAATAAGAATATTGGTTTCTACAGCAACAGTAGGATACTCCTGCTCAAAGGTCAATGCAAAACGCTCAAGGAATGCTTCGTTAAGAACGTTAGTGCCAATGAAGCGACCATCGTCAGAACCTTTACCCTTAGTGTTGGCAGTAGCAATGACATTAAAACCTGCTTTAGGTTGGACATAGCGACCAGTCTTCTTCAAGAAGACACCTTTACCTTCAAGGATAGATTGGAGACAAAGAATCTTGTTAGACGCAAGGTCAACTTCATCTAATAGCAAGATTGCTCCACGTTCAAGTGCTTCCACAACAGGTCCGTTATGCCAAACAGTTGACCCATCCACAAGACGAAAACCACCAATAAGATCGTCTTCATCAGTTTCAATAGTGATGTTTACACGAATCAGTTCACGCCCAAGAGTAGCACATGCTTGCTCCACAGAGAACGTTTTACCATTACCAGACAGACCAGTAATGAATGTGGGATAGAAGATCTTAGACTTGATGATCTTCTTTACATCAGCAAAGTTTCCGAATGCAACAAAGTTATCATCTTTATCAGGAATGAGGTTCTGCTCCTGATTATCAGAAACAGGAACAACAGCAGATGCTTCATAGGTTTGCTCTAGACGCTCTTGAACTGTCAAGTTCCAAGTGCCACGTTTGACATAGAAATCACGCAGACGCTTGACAGCAGTAGGATAAGTGACGTCAAAATTATCACAGGCAGCACG